AGTGGAAACGTATCAAAGGTATTACCGATGACAACTCCTAACTGGCAACACCATTCCAAGAAGGAACAGAAACCCACTCTCAAACCACAGGCGATGAGAGCACGTAAGGAAGCACTCAGACAGTTTAAGAAGCAGCACATGAACCCGCACAAGAGGCGGGTTTCGTCGTATTATGAGTCCATACGAAAGAACTTCGATGACCGTTTCACAAGAAATCAAGTCTCAACTTGCTAAACTGCTTGCTACCGAAGACCTGGTTGTTGAGAACAAGAATGTAGAGACCGCATATTTCAACGTCCATACTCGTGTCCTGACCCTACCTAACTGGCAGAATGCATCTGCTGTAGTCTATGACCTTCTGGTTGGACACGAGGTTGGACATGCCTTGTATACTCCTGATATCGATTGGAGTATAGACCGTAAGATTCCTCCACAGTTCGTGAACGTTGTAGAAGATGTTCGCATTGAGAAACTGATGAAGCGTCGGTATCCTGGTCTGTCCAAATCATTCTGGGGTGGATACGGGCAACTGAGTGAGCAGGATTTCTTCCAGATTGAGGATGAAGACTTGACCCTGCTGAACTTGGCAGACAAGATCAACTTGTTCTACAAGATTGGTAACTTTGTTGATATTCCCTTTGAGAGTGATGTAGAGAAAGATCTGATGAAGCGGTCTGCTGAGACTGAGACCTTTGATGATGTTCTGGATCTGGCAGAAGAGATCTACAAGTATTGCTTAGATCAGCAAGAGAAAGAAAGCAAAATCAACTTTGACAATCACGGTATGCCTCAGGGTGGAGACAGCAGTGATCAAGGTGAAGAGGGAGAAGAACAAGAGCAGCAATTCTCTGCTAGTGGAGAAGAGTCCGAATCGTCTGGTTCTGATGAGAGCGAAGATGGTGAGATGACTGATATCAATGATCAGCAGCAGAGTCTTGCTGGTGGAGAAACTTCTGATCCAGAAGTCAAGACTATGAGTGCATTTGAAGATGCTGTTCGTGAGCAATTGGTTGACAAGGATGCTCGTGACAATGTATATGTTGAACTCCCTGAGTTGAACCTTGACCGAATTGTTATCGATAACGCTGAAATTCATCAACGATGTGCAGAACAGTGGTCAGATGTTCCTGTTGAACTTGATGTCTTCTATCATGTTGATAACGCATATAATAAATTCAAAAAGTCCGCACAGAAAGAAGTCAACTATCTGGTCAAGGAGTTTGAATGCCGTAAGTCTGCTGCTGCATATGCTCGTGCATCAACTTCAAAGACTGGTGTTCTTGACTGCACCAAACTCCATACATACAAATATAACGAAGACCTGTTTAAGAAGGTCACAACATTTGCTGATGGCAAGAATCACGGTCTGGTATTTGTACTTGACTGGTCCGGTTCAATGGGCGATGTGATGCTTGATACCATGAAGCAACTCTTCAATCTCGTATGGTTCTGTAAAAAAGTTGGTATCCCTTTCGATGTCTATGCATTCACTAACGACTATCCTCGTAACGACGGGACGGGAATTGCTGAGTTATCCTACGAAAAGAAGGACGGACTAGTTCAAGTTCGTGAGCATTTCTCAATGATGAATATCCTCACGAGTAAAGTCAAATCAAAAGAACTGGAACAGCAGATGGTGCATATGTTCCGTATTGCATATTACTTCAGTTCTAATTGGGGAGTGCCATACGCTGTTCCTCTGGGAATGTATCTATCTGGAACTCCTCTCAATGAGGCATTGATTGCCATGAAGCATATCATCCCACAGTTCAGGGCACAGAACAATGTGGAGAAAGTTCAGTGTGTTGTCCTGACTGATGGTGAGGCACCCCCGCTTAAGTATCACAAGGAATTCGTGGGTCGATTCCAGCACAGTCCAGAACCATATCTTGGAGTCAATGGTCTTGGTGACACTGCATTCATTCGTGACCGTAAGACTGGACACACATATTCCATGGCACAAAACTGGAATGATAACAGCAGGTTCAGTCATACTGGAGTAATGTTGAATCTTCTTCGTCATCGCATGCCTTCAGTTAACTTTATTGGTATTCGTGTTCTCGCTTCCCGTGATGCAAACTACTTCATCCGACAGCATGTAAATTATGATATGAATGAATTCGCTAAACTTTCCACTCAATGGAAAAAGGAGAAGTCATTCAGTCTGAAGAATACTGGATATCACAAGTACTTTGGATTGTCCTCCCATGCGATGAATCAGGATGCAGAGTTTGAAGTCAAAGAAGATGCTACAAAGACACAAATCAAGTCTGCCTTTGTAAAGAGTTTGAGAACTAAAAAGATGAACAAGAGGATTCTGGGTGAGTTTATTGAACTTATTGCCTAAATATCTAAAACCTTATCATTTAAAGCTATGTCTAAGTTCGGAGATCTAGTTAAGGGGAAGAAAGCAGAAGCACCAGCACCTGCTGCTCCTACCCCTCCTGCCCCTGTCGCAGCACCCACCCCTGCTGCTAAAGCACTGGGTGATATGTCTAAACTTGAACTTGAGCAACTTGGGCGCACCAAGGGTGTTGAACTTGACCGCCGTAAGAGCAAGTCAAAACTAATCAAGGAACTCAAAGACGCTGGTTGAACCAGTTTTACAAGTGTCTATGAGGGGGTCGCAAGACCCCCTTTTTGGTCTATAATAACTTCAGTTGAAACAAAGCAAATGGGTCTGTCCAAAGAAAGCATCATTGAAAGTCTGCGTGATTCTTATGGCGAGTCTGTGACTTCTGCCGAGATCAAAGCATTCTGTATGATGAATGATTTCAACTATCAGACTATCACCAACAAATTGACCGACTACAAAACCGGTCGTGGCAAGTGGAACCTGACCGTGCCTGAGCAACTGGAACAGAACTATCAGGCACCTGCTGCTATGCCTGCAATCGAACAAAACCTTATCCCCGCAAAAGATGATACCTTCGTCAAGTTTGGCAATTTTACCGATCTTAAAAAAATTATTCAGTCCCGTCTATTCTATCCAGCGTTCATTACTGGACTCTCTGGAAACGGTAAAACGTTCTCGGTTGAGCAAGCGTGTGCTCAATTGGGTCGCGAACTTATCCGTGTAAACATCACTATTGAAACCGATGAAGATGATCTTATTGGCGGTTTCCGTCTTGTTAATGGTGAGACCGTCTGGCATAATGGCCCAGTCATTGAAGCACTCCAGCGAGGAGCAATTCTGCTCCTTGACGAAATCGACCTTGCCTCAAACAAAATTCTTTGCCTCCAGTCTATTCTCGAAGGAAAAGGAGTTTTCCTCAAGAAGATTGGCAAATGGGTTGCGCCCTCAAAAGGCTTCAACGTACTTGCCACCGCCAACACTAAAGGCAAAGGTTCCGACGACGGCAGATTCATTGGTACTAACGTGCTCAACGAAGCGTTCCTTGAGCGATTCCCAGTAACCTTTGAGCAGCAGTATCCTACTGTCAAGACTGAGCAGAAGATCCTTGAGAACGTTGCTAAGGAACTTGGTATGAATGATGCTGACTTCTGTAAGCATCTGGTTGACTGGGGTGACATTATCCGCAAAACATTCTATGATGGTGGTATCGAAGAGATCATCTCCACTCGTCGTCTGGTCCACATCATCCGTGCTTATAGCATTTTCAACGATAAGGCAAAGGCAATCCAAGTCTGCGTCAATCGCTTTGATGATGAAACCAAGCAGGCATTTATGGAACTGTATGACAAGGTTGATGCTGACTTCGCTATCTCGTCAGAGGATGAAGACGGAGATCGTATTTACGTAATTGACAACACTAAGGCAATCTGATATAATGACAAATGCTTGGTCCCTCCTTTATGATGAAATGACTGAACACTCTAAGTATTATTACGAGTATGATCGTAATGATCTTGATAGAGAAAATCCCTTTACCATGAACGTCTCTATGACTCAAAACAACCGATACAAATACAGTGAGGAAGCAATCCTCAAGGAATTGACCGATTATATCTCCGGCACATACAACCAGCACTATTCTGCTGGTGATGATAAAATTCAGACACTTGATCTGATTGAAGCATGTGGTGATGGTGAAGCATTCTGCCGATCCAACATCCTCAAGTATGCTTCTCGCTACGATAAGAAGGGCACTGCCCGCCGTGACATTATGAAGATTCTGCACTATGCTGTGCTTCTGATGCACTTCAA